ACATCCATAGGATTATATTCTTGCGCTAAGTTAGGTTTAGAGTATAGCTCTTTCAACGTCATCGGTCTACCACTCTGATCTAACATATCCGAGAAAGTAATTACACCACGTTGCCACAAATCGGCTTTACCTTTACCCAGAATCTGCTCTTTCTCTTCAGCTGTTTTACTGTTGAGCCAACTCTCATAGTTAACCCGCTCATCTACCTGCCCATTCATTGAAGCACGGGTGCTGGTGGGCATTTCGTCCATTCCTTGCACGCCTAATTCTTCCCAGCTTTTGGTAACAAGCTGAAGAATACTGCGACAACGAGGGTGCAACGGTGGGCGTTTGTAGGGAATGTTATGTCCGATTGGCTTTTTGTCTAAATCCCATCGCTTGCCATCACGCACTTGGCAAACGGTAGAAGTCCGCATATCAAGGGTGGAAAGATGCTCTTCTCCGTGCAGAATATCAAGATTGGCATCACGCAAAGCTTCGTGAGCCGTATCAGCCACTTTTGCCACAGCAGTGATGACTAAAGTATCTGCGGTACGACGGCTAACGCTCATTAACTCACGCACTTCAATGGCAAGTTGTCCGTTTGGTTTGCCTTCTGCTACACCAGAGCGGATAATCCCCTCAAACTTAAAGGCTAAATCGGCACGCTGTTTATTCCACCACGCTTCTAACGGTTGCCCTTCAATCACGGCAACGTTTTTAATCGCTTTAATCCGTTCTTTTGGTACATCATTAAACAAATCAAAGCCGATTTCATCATTATAAAGCTGGCTGATTTTGGCTGCTTCAAGCGATAAAAAACCGCTTAACTCGTCTTGCGTGTAAGCGGTCGTTTCTTGATACGTTTTTGCAATTTCCGTTTGCAGTTCGGTGAGCAGTTTATCCAGTTTTTTAGCGGGCAAGGCTTCGACACCGATAGCACTGATGCGGTTAATCAGCAATTTTTGCAGTGCATTTAACCGCTTGTACACCTGCTGGCGTAAATGGGCATCATAGCGAAAATGCAAGATTTTACGGTCAGTTAAAGCGTGGGCAATGCGTTGTCTAAGTGTTTGTTTCTGATGTTTCTTCGAGGTCAAAATGCATTCCCTCCGACTGCAGGCGTTCTTGCTCTGTATCCCATTCTAAGCCGTCGGCTAATAATCCACGGCGTTTGGCTTCGTCAAAGGTGGATTGATTCGAAATCACGCCCGCATTACGCAACTGAATCACGCTTGCCATTGAAGCAGCAGGGTCAAGATCGTTTTCAATGTTGCCCGAAATCTGCACGTTACCCACTTGCTCTTTGGCAATGCCAAGCCAATGCCCTGTATATTCCAAGGCTAAATCAATCGCATCTTCAAAACGATTAGCAAGCAATCGCAATTGGGAAATTTCTTTGCCTGCTTCATCACGGGCTTGGCTGTCAGTCATTGCTAAGGCGGTTTTAGTGAGCAACTTCGCCCCTGCGGTTTTCATTTGCTCTTCTAAATCTTTCAGGCTTTCCACACCTGAAGCAATGGCTTGTCCTGAATGTTCAACAAATTGCATTGAGCTGCCCGTTGGAAGATGAACCGCACTGCCACCAATAGCAAGCTGTTTCACTTCATCATTGGAATAAATCGCTAACAATGGCACGCGAGCAATGTTAGTAATGTTGTCCTGATCGGATTGGCTTTGCCAATGTTTTACATTCAAATATGCCAATTCCATTAAAGGCGGCTCAATAGCATTGGTGAGTTCGTTACGCTTGGTGATAAACGGCACAACAGGCACAAAATCAAGCGGTCGATTTTGTGCCGTCAGTTGCAATTCCGATTCAAAACGAAATTCACCTTCCGCTTCACTAAATTTCCGCACTTTGCCGATTTCATACACATAAACGTGTTTCACGGTTTTTACACCAAATTCACCATCCTCAACCTGTTCATTGACAACATAGCGAAATTGAGTAATTGCTTGTTTACCATTGACTCGTGCGGTTTTAATGCCCAGTACTTGATGCGGTTTAATATGCACCCAATAAGGACGGGCATTTAAGGCTTTCTCTTCCGCACGGCTTTTCACCGCTTCAACACGCGTGAAATCAATCAAAGCAAAAGAGCAACCATATGCCAAGGCGGAATAAAACCAGCGGGAAGCAAACACATCAAGGTTATTGCCGACTAAATCCACATCATCAAAAAGGGCTTGCACTGTTTCTGTCACATCGGCAACATCAATCGGGTTGAAGAATACGCGACCTGTCATTTGCGAAAGGGTTTCCGACAAGGCAGGATAAAGGGTTGAACGCTCAAGGCGTTTGCGGTAACTATCGGGCTCTTCCATTTCCATTTGAAAAAGGTAGGTTTGTGCGGCTTTTCGCATTGTTTCCGTGCCACCGAGTAAATCATCAATGATTTTAGTTTTCTTGGTTAACTCCACCATTTCAGCGGTGGGAAGATGAACTGACATAGTGAATCCTTAATAGAGTTTGAGAGCGGTTTGTTTGAGCACATCGCGTCTAATTGGGGCAAAGCACATCACGAGTGCATCCGCTTTATTTGGTGACGGAATGCCACGCTTACGCATATCTTTCTTACTTTCTACCCGTACTTTGCCGTTATTATCGTAATCTACGCGAGGGCGAGAGAGTTCTGCTTTTAAATAGTCCAAATCAGGTATATCGCTACTGAGTGAAATCATTTCATCAACGGGATAAACATCGCCGTATTTGATCGCACGATAGGTCTTATAAAAACGGTCTCGTAATTGCCACCACGCTTGAGCTTTAATATTGGCGAACATATCACCGTTTTTCTTGCCTTGTGTGTAAAAGGAATCAGGGTTAAACACCGCAGCACCCGCATTAAAGCCGATACAGTTGATCTGATTCGTCTCAATTTCTCGGTATTTTGCTTTCACACCTGCCCCCACACCGATAGAGTCGAAAACAATCTCATCTGCTTGCCATTCCACTGCTTTTGAATGGGTACGTAATGCGGATTTAATCACATCTTCGCCCCGCCACTCCTCTAAACCAAGCACCACAGAACCGTGTGCAAAACAGATAGCATTCGCATCAGCCCCATCATCGGCAACGTCAAAGCCCACAATTTTTCGACCGCTTGCAGCGAAATTTAACCGCTTGTGAGCATCAACAGCACATTCAATCCAAATCGGCTTAATGATTGCCAAATCACTGTCTGCAACAGGCTCGCCCTCGTAAACGTGACGATAAAGCTCATAATCACGCTCACGCATTTGTTCCAAATCTTCTAACAGCTCTTTGGGAAAATAGGGGTTATCTTGCCAATTCACTAAGACCGATTTACACCGTTCAGGCGGATGAATCACAAAACGCTGATAGGTATCATCAAGAATATTCTTCGGGTTAAAGCTCACAATAATCTGCGAGCCATCTTCACGAATAGTCGGAATCAACACATCCCAGCTTTCTTTTGAAACATTCTCGCCTTCTTCCACCCAAACCACATCAATACCCGTCATTGACTTGATTGAAGTGATGTTGGTTTTCAGCCCAGCAAACGTGAAACGTGAACCGTTTTGCCCGATAATTTGCGTTTTCTGTACATCAAAAAAGGCTTGCAAGCCAAGCATTTCAATCTGATCTGCCAACATCTGAATCACAGAATCAGAAATCGATTTCTGAATTTCACGACAACACAACACCCGAATCGGTTGAGTATAAGCACGTAACACTAATGCACGGGCAATGCTGAAACTTTTCCCAGAACCGCGTCCGCCATAGAAAATAATAAAACGCCAAATAGATTCAAAAAGCGGGCGGAATTTCGTGGGAAATTTAAGAGTCTTCTGGTTCATCGCTAAAACTAATGTTGATGACTGCAGGTAACGCATTACCGCCTGAAGTAACGTCGACTCTATCTTTAAACATTCCAAGATGCTTACCGAGTAACTCAAGAGCTTTGTTTGCACCTGTCGGTTCAAAAACGAAACATTCGGTATTAACGCTTTGTGCCGTTCCTTCTTGAGCGTTTTTTACCACAGTGGTAATGGTAAGTGGCTTTCTTCCCATACAAATATCACGATACTCTTGCAAGTCGGCAATAATGTTATCTACGGTCAGATTATGGCGTTGTTGGTGTGCTTGTTGTAGTTCTTCAATACGGAGTGCGATCGGAGTGTCTTTTAATAATTTCTTGGCATTCGTATTTATTGCTCCAGTTGTCATATTCTTTGCATTATACGCTTGCCGATACGCTTCACTCGCATTCCCCAGCTCAATATAAAGCTGACAAAATTTTTCTTGTTTAGGCGTTAATCCACGTCCAGACGTGGATTTTCCTTTCACGTCTGACATAGAAAATCCTTACTTAATCGGCAGTTCAATCTGCAGTTTATCTTCAAAAAGTTTTAAGGTCGCTTCTAGCACAGGCTTATCGCCCTTCCATTCCCTTAATCCTTTACCGCATAAACTCGCAAATGTTTTCTTCGCTTTATGCTCAATGCACAATTCGTTGTATTTATACATCAAGCTATAACCTTCTTGCTGTAATTTCTCACGCATAAAATCAAAGGCTTTAATAAACTCTACTTTAAATTTCATTGCTTTTTTGGT